AGCGAGAGGACTCTCAATGTCTGCGTAATCAGTGCCTGATGTACGTACATTTTCTGTATTTATAGTTTTGTTATAACTACTATAATACTCTTCGTATATCTCCATCTGTGCATTTGCAGCAAACAAATTGAAGTCTGATGGAGAGATGTATCCGTAGTTATTCTTGTTCGCTATAGATAGTACTGCGTTTCTAACTTCGTTTATCATTTTAAATCTTTTTACAAATATAATAAAAAAAAGCACAGAAATAAATCTGTGCTAATTTTCAAATAATGATAACCAATCAATATATTATTGTGCGATATTGGCTTCTAACATTTTAAGTGAATCAATACCTTCATCACTTGATAAGAAGTGTCCTGCCATTTCATAAGGATCTTCTCCGTATGGTACAGATAACATTTTCTTCTTGTTAGTAGGTGTATTAAACCATACCTCTTTATCATTGTTGCGTAATGCTAATAACTTTTCTTCAAAGAATAAACGAACTTTAGCTTGGAACTGTAGTTCAGGATCGTTCAATGTCATCAAGAAACCTCTTGGGTCATTCTTAGCAAACACTAATATGTCTCTTTTTAATTCTGCTGTTGAGATAGTAGAAGGGTCTTTACCAAACATAACTCTAGTAAGAGTTTCGATTTGCTCAAGAGTCAATCTTCTTGCTTCTATTAAAGCATCTACTTCTATATTCAAATCTTCAACTTCTTCAGATGCTTCTTTCTCTTTATCTACCTCTGTAAATATTATATTATTTAATGGATGATAATGTAGAAATTCTTGTAGAACAGGATTAGTTCTTGGAACACTAAGGAACCCATCTTCAAAAACGATTGGTTCTATAATTGCGTTTCCATCTTGCTCATCCTCAAAAGGAGATTTTTGATTCACCGCATATCTAGGCGGTCTATTTTGATTTTTCTTTTCATCAAACCACATTAAAGGGAAACGTGGGTGATTTCTTGATGCTAACGTATAAGATAACGGATTGCCTGTTTTTAACTTGTAGATTTTATCTACTGATGGTGTTGTTGCCATAATAATTAAATTTGATTTAAAGTTTTAAAAAAAAGGATGCGGTGATTATCACCGCACCCCTATACTATATATTAACCGTAACGGAATAATACAAAGTTATTTGCACCTAAAGTACATACACATCTTTCAGACAAGAAGTTTACCTCCATTGCATCAAGATCGCTGTTTTGAGCACCTCCGGCAGAACCTGTGATCCAAGTTTTGTATCTTCTATCCTCAGCTTCTGAAGCACGGTATCTAACGTGTAAGAATGGTCTCTTAGCGTTTTTACCCATGATTTGGTCATATACTGAAGTAGAACCTGCAGGAACTAAAAGACCTGTGATTGTACCTGTAGCAGTACCTGCTGTAGCATTTAAACCACCACGCATAGTTGGATCGTTTAGGTATTTCCAATCAGATTTGTAGAAATCGTAACCTCTACGGAATCCTGTGAATCCTAAGTTCAAAGCCATATCAACATCATTTTCGAATAAACCGTAAGATGCAGCTCCCGCAGCATTCACTCCGTTAAATCCGTTCAATGTAGCTAACATATTGTCGATGTCGAAAGACAATCCACGATTAACAAACACTACGTTTTCTTCGATAGCTCCTTGTTTGTCCAAACGAGAAACGATTGTATCCCACTCAGCAAGTGAAGTTGGTGTACCACTTCCCCAAACATTTCCTCTGTTGTTTACAACATAGAAAACTCCTTCAGAACCTCCGGCAACACCACCTAAAGCAGATAATGCTCCTGAACCTGCTTCAGCAGGAACAGCTTCAATCATAGCAGTCTCTAAGTAATCCTCGAATCTCAAACGAGTTTCGTGCTCTGATTTCAAATACCACAAGTAACCTGTAGCACCATTCTCAGTAGTAACCTCAACCCATCCGATTTGAGCCATGTCTGAACCATTAACAGCATATTTATCTTTGATGATAATAGGCTTGTTAGAGAAGATTGTATCTTCTGCTTCCAAAGAACCAACCATTCCGTTAGTTCCTTTTTTGAACTCTGAACCATAAATGAATACAGTACAAGCAGTAGACACAGCAAATGCTTGTCCTGTTGCCTCATAGTAAGCTACTGTGAAAGTAGTTGCTGAAGGAACTGCAGTAACGATTGCTTTGTTGAAAACACCTGAAGTGTTGTTCTGAATCATTACAGTTTGTCCAATTCTAATAGCAATGTAAGTAACACCTGCATCAGCAACTGTGAAAGTAGCTGTGTTAGAGTTAATTGCTGCTGCTGAACTACAGCTAGTGTACTTAATGTGAAGACGACCTTGTTCTGCCCATTTGATTTGGTCAGAGTTAGAAGGCATCTCTGCACCTACCATTCTTAAGAATGATGCGATGGTTCTATTACCATAACGCTCAAATTCTTTTTCGTAAGTATCAGGAAGATACTGATTCAAGAAGTTGAAGTTAGTAATATAGTTTGTCGATAACGCTACTTGCTCCGCTGCCGGTTGTAATGCAAAAGTAGGCGTTGAATTTAATTGACCTGCCATTTTTACTTTTTTTTAAAATTTTATATTCTTTTTATACTACGGATCTTTAGGCTTTTACCCGAATCAGGATTTACCGCTTTTACCTGCATTCCATCCATCGTTTTCATAACTTCAGGAGATTTTCTTTCAGACATATTTATATTCTTAATGCCTTTCATTGTTCCCTCAGTTGCATCTGATTTGCCTTGCTCATAAAAGAACTTAGCAAACTTCTCAGGATTCATAGCAATTGCTAACGACCTATGATAACCAACTGCATCTTTAATTAATCCTTGTTCATCCAAAAACTTATTTACAAAGTTTGCAGGATTAGATTGGACTTTTTTAAGTTCAGCAGAGTCTCCCGGATTGAAAGTGATTTTTTTGTCATCAACATTGAACTCAAAACCTTTGAACTCTCCGCTAAAAACTTCGTCAGTTTTTTGATCAAACCAACCTCTCTTTCTTTGATTCTCCTCTTCAATAGTCTTCGCTTGCTTAGTATATTGCTTATAGTTTTCGTAAACTTCTTTTTCCTCATCAGAAATAAGTGGAGCACTTGACTCAAGTGGCACTTTGTATTTTTCTTTTTGAGAATTAAAAAATTTTCTTGCTTCAGCAATAGCCTTTTTTGTTGTAATCTTAACTCTCTTAATGTGTGATTCATCATCAATATCTTCATCATATCGATAGTCATCCATTAAAGAGTCAATGTCATCAGCATCAAGTCCTTCTTGAGTTGCTGATAAATAATTTTTAAGTAAACTCTCAGGGTCCATAGAATCATAGTCTTTTTTAAGACTTAAGAAATCTTCGAAACCTCTTCCTGTTTCATTTTTATATTTCATATAAGCAGCAACATCTTCAGGCAAAGCCTCAGTCTCTTCTCTTTGAGCTGCTAACTCATCTAAAGAGTTTATCTGCTTATTGTATCTTTTTTCAATATATGAAAGAACTCTTTGTTCATCTAACTCTTCAGGTTGTTGTACAATATCTTGTACATTATCCTGTTGTTGTACATCATCTTGTACAATATCTTGTACAGGTTCTTCAAATTGTTGCTCATGCTTATCTAGCAATTCTTGTTCAACCTGTGCGACACTTTTTTCTTCTGTGCCATCTAATAATCTAACTTTTAATTCCATTTTGATTTGATTTAATTTTTTACAAATGTAAACATTTTTGTTTATTTTTTAACGAGGGTCAAATTCTCCTAAATCAAAGCCATCTAAACTGTCCTCATTACTTTCAAAACTCAAAGGAGGAAGATTGTTTTTACGTTGGTCTATTAGTTTTGATTGCTGTGTATTTTGTATGCTTATTCGTTTTTCTTTAGCATCTTCACGTTCCTTTTCTCTTTGACTTAAAGTCTGCATTTCTACTCCTTTAATTTGTTGATTGTATTGGAACTCCTCAGCCATTAAGTGAGATTTTAATTCAGCCTCAACCTGCATTGTCTTAATGCCGTACTCGGTCTCCATTTGCTTCAATCTCATCTTTAGCTCTAATTCAATTTCCATTTTTTGCATTGCTGTTTGAGCTGCCATTTGTTGAGACTGTAGATTTTGCTGAGCAACCATAGCTTGTTTTTGCATCTCCATTTGTTCTTCACGCTCTTGTTTCTTAACTCGCTTCATTTTCAATAATTGATTAGCAAGTTTAAGATTCTTAAGTTCACGAATGTCAATAGCATCTTCAAGATTGATATCTCCTTTAGATAAAGCCATTTGAATATTTTGCTCAAGTTGTGCTTTCTCTTCTTCATCAGGAGCTACTTCTATAAATATACCAAAGTCATAGATGTAAAGGTCTGATATTTCACTTAGGATAGAAACATTGTATCTTCCTATTTTATTTATAAACTCATCTTTGAAATCAGAATACTCTAATACGTCTGCAATTCTATACGTCAATGCTTCTGCTAATGAACGATATATGAATAAGCCACCATCAAGAATATGACGAGTAGCAGTATTTGAATTTAAAGCAGCAAGTTTTTGTAAACCTACCAATGAATGAGGATCAGGTGTAGAACCATCTCTCGCTTCATTTAACCCTGTTACCGTTCTAATCATGTCCATATAATGATTATAGTTACCTATAAGCATTTGAGTCTTACTCAATCCTGAGTTTGATGTTAATTGGGTAATTGGAACTCTTGCATTGTTAAACTCTCCATCTTGAGTATAGCTTCTACCGATAACACTACCTGTTTGGAAATATAGTCTCAAAGCATCCTCAGGATTGTAAGCAGCACCTGTACCTAAATCAACTTCATTTAATCCATCAGCATCAATGAATACACCATCCGGTACAACTCTATTGATTACTTGTTGAAGTTTTAAATGAGTAATTTGAATAAGGTCAGCAAATGGTATCATTCTTCTTACTGTAGATTCAATAACTCCTTTGTACATACGAGGAGCTGAAGCCACATAGTTTGGTAAAGCATGTTGAGTTGCTGATTTAGGTCTTACCATATTCTCAGATAGTTTCCACTGCAACAAGATATTGGTTCCCATAACCATAATACCTTCGTACCAAACGTCAATAGTTTTTTGTATTTTTTCAAAGTTCCCTTCTTCCATCATCTCTGTTGGAGGATTAAAACTATCATCTTTCTCGATAAGCCTAGACCCGCCATTGTCAAGTATTTTCTTTTTATAAACTACTTTCTTTGTGGTCTTATAATTAAAATACATTAACGTACACGTGTCTCTTGAAAACACGCTGTTCTCATAAAATTGAGCAACATTATAATAATCATACCAACCTTGACTGTACTGAGTTATCTCTTGTAACTGCTCCTTTGTCAAGCTTTGGTCTATTTTCATTAACTCTGTTATTGGTAAAGTTTTAATTTCTCCCCAATAAAAACAATCTCTGAAGTAAGGATCTTCAGTATAACTATAAACCACATTTGCAGGGTCAACATAAGATATTTTAATTCCTGCTCCTTGAAGAAATTCATGTTTAGCAATAGCAATACCAAGTACTGTGGCATCATAGTCAAGTCTTTTACGAACCTCATCGTAATGGTTTTCATCAAACATAGTATTGATAGCTTCTTCTTCAGCAATCTCAATAGCAGGTTTGTAATTTAATTGCATGTATAATGATAACTCTTCATCATTATTAGGTAACTTATTAGGGTCCATTATAAATGGATTTGCACCTGACAAATCTTGTATTTTAGTTAAAGCTTCTTTAGCTGCCATTTGAGACTCTACCAACTCTTGATGCTTGTTTCTTTTTGCTTGAGACATTGCATCTTGAGAATATGCTTTAACTTTGAAAAGTCTGTTTGACATACCATTTACGATAATGTCAACAAACTTTGGTATTACGGGAACAGGTGTCCAATCTAAATTTAGATATGACAAGTCTCCATCAATAGCCAATTCATTCTTATATTTAGCAACCGATTGCTCACCTCTTGCATAAAGTTTTAATCTATGGAACTCTTTCCATTGACCATAATATCTACAAGAGTTTCCATCTTTCCTAAACCACTCGTATTGAATAGCTTGACCTACTTGTAACCCAAATTCTTTAGATGCTTTAACCGCATCAGTAGCTAACTGACTCGGGAATGCTGACGATGTTATATCTATTACTACGTTTTTCATGTAATTATTTGACTTGTTGTTCCTTCATTCGAATACCTTGCGAAGTTAACAATAATTTTTGAATCTTTTTTCTCGGGTAAATATAAATGCTTTTGGTTAGCCATAATAGCCAATCCTGAACTAATAGAAGCATCAAATTTTGTCCTGTCATTTATGTCAAACTTTGCCCAATCCTCTAATGTTCTTATGAATGGCATAGTTCCCATTTCGTCAGAATCTCTATAAGCACCTGCCAAATCAAATCCAACATATCTCTCTATATAAGACTCGATTGCAGAAGCATGAGATTGCTTTACATCTTCTGA